CCGATCAACCCACCTGATTCAATAGCTTCAATAAGTCTTTTTTGTTCTCTATTAAGAACGTCATAAGGATACATTCTTCTGTTCTTGTTAATGGCGTCAGCTTCTTGGAACTTTCCACGGAAAGTTACATTTTTGCTGCCGTCACTAGAAGAAGATTCATGTAAATCCATTTCGTTCAAAACAGCACCATATCCACCAACAATCAATCTATTTTCATAAACTGTGCCGGGGCGGCTATCATGTTCAAAAAGAAAATTCATTTTGTCTCCTATGGCTTTGTTGCTTGTTAAAAAATTTAGTCATTCATTACAGGAACATCAGCCTTTGGGGAGTATGGATTGCTCAAAGAAGGCCAAGTGTCAGAGCCACCAACGTGACCGAGATTATCGCTGTCGCTGTCATCTCCACCTACCATCTTGAAATCACCAGCCTTAGGAACATAAGGATTTGGTGAATCTCCACCTAAGTTACCCCAGGAGTTGTTTCTCATTTCGTCTCCAGAACCTACGTTTTTTCCATCGCTTACTGGAGCAACATCGGAATATCCGTCAAAATCGTTAGCTGGCGTGTAGCCTTGTCTTGCCTTCTTAGCCATGTCTGGATGTTCACCATTTACGCTAATGAAAGGAGTTGCTACGTTCCAATCAGCAGTTTCCAAATTGGTCTCTACTAATTCCCATAACCAAGCAGCAGCGTCTTCAGCTAAAGCCAAATCAGATTCAGTCTCCATTTGGATGACAGAAGATAAGGTGTTTAGATGAGCAGCAGCTTCTTGGGCCACTAACTTGTTGGATTCTTTTTCGGCCATTTCATAAATGTCACGAATGGTTTCGTAAAGATCAACAAATACTTGCATTTCTAGCTTAGAAGATTCATCAAGAGATGCGAAATAATTCTTAGCTAAAGTTTGGAATGCTGCGAATTTATCAACAGCCTTCTCGATGCCGCCTTCTGTTACTGTATCTCCAGAAAGCTTAATGATTTTTGCTACTCTGTCAGAGTATGCGTTGTGTGCAGTTCTTAAAATTCCTTCTGCCAAGAATTCACAAGTAGAATCGTCCCAATTGGTAGCACCAGAAGTTTCAAGAGCTACGTTTAGAATTGAAGACAATTCATCTTGAGTTAGATATAAGACAGATGGGAATTGAGTTGCGATGTTTTCCAAAGATTCTTCTAATGCTTGTCCATCGTTCAAAGCATTATGTCTCTTTGCAGCGACAACTGCTTTTACGAAGTCAACATTTTCATTTAATTTCTTTGCACCGCTTCTTTTTACGATAACGTCGGTATTCAAAGTCTTCCAATTGAAGCTCAATAATTTAGCTTCATTTCTTAATTGCTTGGTAGGAACAGTGATTGCTACAACATTACCCTTGTCGTCGTGTTGAACAGAGGTTTGAGCCATTACAGGGCCGTTTTCTCTTAAAGAAACATAGTTCAATACGTTCTCGCACAAGTTGCTCCATTCACCAATAGTCTTTTTGACTCTATCACGACGGAGCTTCAATAAATTCTTTTGGGAAGAAGAACGCTTTCTGTTGCTGATCTTCTTAGCTTTTACTCTAGCAATAGTCTTGCTGCTGCTTTCAGAGTGCTTTGGAGTTACGTTCCAACGAGCTTTTCTGTAGCCAACGATCTTGCCTTGTTTGCGAATAGGAACTACACGTAATACTTTTTCTTCGTTAATTACGGCTTTTCCAGCAGGACCGCTGATGTATGATTCAAACAACTCATCAGCTAATTCTTGGTTCTTGTCTAATAAAGCTTCTACGATTTTCTTCAAAGATTCACGTCCTTTTGCTTTAACGCTTTCTTTGTCAATTACTAATTGTTCGATGTTTTCTAATTTGATGCTCTTGTCATCAACAGAATAATTTGCACGGATGTAACTTCCGTCGCTTGCTTCAAATACTACGTCTTCTGCTCCAAAGCTTTCAAGAGTTACAGAATATAGACCCAATACGTCCGCAATAATGTCTTGGGCTTCTGAAAGTTCACATTGGGCATTGGTTAAAGATTTGCTTTTGATTGCGTCAAAAACTTCTTGATGAATTAATTTTCTCTTCATTTTTTGCTCCATTTAGTCGCACTAATAATCTTATATATTGCAGTAAAAAACGATTTTATTATTAACATAGTAATAAAACATTTTTTTCTGGGCTTCGACCTTACCGCAAATATAATGCCCAGTTATAAATACATATATGCACGGGGACATTAAAATTAGAAAAATTAGGAGCAAAATGTTGAAAAGTTTCCATGATTTTGTTAAACTTAAAGAAAATCAAGACGATTATGGCGATAATGAAGTGTTATATAATGTTGTCGATATAGCTTGGCAAATGAATCGCCCTAAATTATTTGGTATATTAAAAGATATTGCCCAAGAAGACGAAAATTCAAAACTTAATAATATGTTGAATATATTACAAAAACAAATGACAAATGATTTGAATAAATTGTCCTCTTCCCCGGCACCTAATAAAGAAGATAATCAAATAGCTCCACCAGTAGCAGATACGAATCAAGGCATAGAAAGATTCCAATAATGGCACTAAACAAATTCGAAGAATATAAAAATAAAACAACTTCAAATAAACTTTTTAATAAATTATTTGAAGCGAGAGATTTTGCTCATTTTGCTCATTTAGAAGCAGCAAAAAAATCTTACCCAGAACATAAGGCACTAAATGATTTCTATGATGCCATCGTTGGTCTGGCTGACGATCTTTATGAAACTTATGCTGGGCAATATGGATTATTAACGCTAGAAAGAAAATTAAATATTTCTTCAAGCGAACCAATAGAATATTTTCAATTATTAGGAAAAGAATTAATTGAGCTACACGCGGTATTTTCAGAAAAAGATACACACTTACATAATATTTTAGACGAAATAGTAGCTCTTGTATATCACACTTTATATAAATTAAAATATTTGAAATAAAAAAAACCCGCCGTGAGGCGGGTTTTTTTATTAATTATCTGAGAAATCAATTTCTTCGTAATCTTGTTCTTTGGAATATCCTTGGATTTCCAAATCATACATCTTAACTTCTTCAGGAGTCGGGTCTCCTAAAGATAATCCCTTATTAGGTTTAGGTCCGCCTTCAATCGGTGCCTCTTCTTCTTGACCCATGCCTTGGCCCATATCTCCAATTTGGTCTTCGCCTTCTGGTGGCTGCTGTCCATCAGGTGCCAACATTGGATTTGGACCGCCAGCCTCAGAACCTAGTTCTGTTTCATCCTGTCCAGGGGTTCCAACGCCCATTAGTTGTGGATTTGCCATGAGTATTTGAAGTTTAGCATCTTGATATTTCTGTAGATTATTTCTAGAAATAATCTCTTGAGCTTCTTCTTCTGAGTATTTGCCCCATTTAGTTAAAATATCAAAATCTCCCATAATCAACGAAGATTTGAGAGTGCTCATCCAATTAATTCTTTGTCCGATAATTTCAGCTTCGCTTGCTTCTTTCCAATGAGATGGAGGAGTCATTACAATTTGAAGGTCTTCGAAACTATCTTCAGGATAACCTAATAACTCTAAGTGTCTTTCTGCAATTTCTAATAAACCGTCAACAATATGTCCTTGAATTCTCTCCATCATACGAGAGAATTTGCAGTCTTGAGCAGAAACAGTAATTCTTGTGGCATTAGAATCAGGTGGATCATAATATGTCATTGGGAAGTTCAATGCTGTGAACAATTTCTTTCTAAAATATAACGCATCATCAATTTCGGAAAGATTTTGTGCTCCCGGCAAAGTGTCAATTCTAGTCTGGGAATCTCTTCTAATTGGAACCCAATAATCTTCATCGGCAGCAGGAGCGTGCCATCTTTCCTCAACGGCATTGTTGTTGTTCACGCCTGCTCGTGGAGATGCTACTTTCTTTTTTCTAAATTGGTCTTTAATTCTATCCATGAAAGCTTCAGCACGGAAAGGAGCCAAATCACCTACGTCGATGTAGAAAATACGACGCTCTGGTGCTCTGGAAAGACGATATACAACCATAGCATCTTCTAATAATCTTAATTGATGTGCTGGTCCTCTTGCCGGTTCTACTAAAGATACTCCGTAAGGATAGAAAGTTTTTCTTTCGTCTCCAATTTTGAAGTGAACTATTTGTTTAGGATGAAATCTTATGCAAGAACTTGTTTGCAAATCTTCTTCTGTGGCTATTCCTATGTCTGATCTTAAAAGAGCACCATAGTCTGGTCCGCTTCCTTGCAATTTACTTTGTTGAAATTCTAATAGTTTGCCTTTAACGGTTTCAATTCTATACATACTGTCACAAGGCAATTCTTGTATTTTTAGAACTCCATGTTTAGGATTTTCTTTATTGATAATTAATTCAATAAATTGATCTCCAAATATGCATACGTTTTTGACTAAATTCCACATTCTTCTGTTGAAATTCAGCATTTTGCGGTTAAAAAACAGCCAATTTAGTTCTTTTGCGACCGCTTGATCTTTACATACAACTTTGAACACATTATTGTTTTCATCACGTTGGCAGTTGTGAACTACTAGGGAATCGGTGCAAAAATTTTCGTGTTTTTTGACAGATAAATCATATACATCTTGTAAACTTCCCTCAATAACTCCGACTACTTTTCTTTTATCTTTTTTATTGCCTAAATTTTGAAGTTCTTTGAATGTAAATCCTTCTTGCTCTAACCATTTTTTAGCATTTGCGTGAGTTGATTTGGCAAGTCTAGCTGATTTCACAAAAGATAAACCTTGAGTAATTGCTTTGATGATCCTTCTTATTCTGGACTCTTTTTCTGTTAATGGTTTTCCGGTAGTCCACTCATCTATGAATTGACGCTCGTGTTTCCATCCATCTTGAAACGTAAAAATTCTAGGAAATTGTTTTGTTTTTAAATTATTGAGCATTTTGTTAGGAGCCAATTTATAAAATGGCATTAATTCTGCTCCATACTCCAACTTACCGGCCTCGATCCATTCGCCGTTTCTCAAAAGAATTCTGTGGTCGGTTGTGCAGGTCAATTCATTTCCGTCGTCCAATAAAATTCTTATTGTCGGAATTGTTTTTACATATCTTGGATCATAGGCCCAACCCAAAGTATAATCTTTCTTTTCAAAATCATAGCAATATACTAAGAAGGGTTCTTTTACATTTTCGGCTAGCCACTTAATAGGCTTCATGCCATAATATAAAGTTGCCACTTTAGTATTTCCAACCACACAGGCTTCGTCTGCAATGGTCGTCATGGCATTTTCTATTTCAGGAATAATTCTAAGTCTTTCGTATTCTTTATATCGTCCTGGTCGGTTGGAAACGGCAGATGTATCGACTAAATCATTGGTGTCTCGCAGCCTTATTTGACCAATTCCTGCCATATCGCCACGAACGTCCATCATATCAGGAGAAGTTTCGCCAGCACCCACTACGTCGGCGTTAGTTTTTGCCCAAATAGGGTCTTTTCTAAAGGCTCCTGAAAATACTTTATAAAAATCTGCCCACCAAGGGTTTGCCATTTTTTTTCCTCAATCTTTTTAATAATATAGTTATTTACTCTTTTACTTTGTGATTTATTAGTCTAAATTTAAGCAAAGAGGGGTAATGAATAGGTTCGTTTTTGTCATAAGCCATTTGGGAGCAGACTATTCAAATTTGACAGATGTTTTAAATAATCATCCTCAAATTCAAATTTATGATACCAATTCTGTCTACAATAGTCCAATTTCTTTAGAACCTATTTTAAGCCTAGAGCACAAACTTTCTAATTCAAGTGCGATTTATGGGGACTGTATATTAAAAAATATAAACTTACAATCTAAAGATTTATATTCTATTTGTAAATTTATTTATTTAATTGATTCTCCTAAATTGTCTCTTAACAAGATCATGTCTTCGGAAAACATAGATCACATACATGCCATGCGATATTATACTTATAGATTAAGAAGAATCTATGAAATCGCCAAAACTGCTTCGGGCGTATTAGTAAATACTGAAAAATTCGGAGATTCCCTATCAGAAATTAGTCAATATTTAGACCTTTTTGAAGAATGCAAAGGTGAATTTAATTCAAATTTAGTCGAAAATATAGTTCCTTTTGAAACTATTCAATATTGCGAAGAGCGATATGAGTATTATTTATATAAAATTCGTTCTGCTATCCGTTAAGCTGTTGGTTTTTAGTAATTTGAGTAGTTTCTTGTTTTTTTCTTTTAAGCTCTTTTAGTTTATTTTCTTCCGTTTCGATTAATTTGTCCAATTCGACCAAAGCTTGTTTTTGTTGTTTTGGTGTCATTAATTCTGGATGGAATTTTTCTTTTTCTTTTTGAAGATTTTCTTGAAGCTTTTTCTGATTCCTATCTCTATTTTCTCTTTTAATTTCAACTGAAGCTACTTCAGAAATAGCTCGATTTAAATATGCTCTAGCGTTACTTAAAGCAAAATCCCTCGGAAGTAGCCTTAAAGCTTGTTCTAATAATTTTTTTGATTTTGATGTGTTGCTTTCCATAGTATTCCTAATATAGTTGTTTACCATCCAAATTCACGCAATAAACTATCGTATTTTCTACGAACATCAAATGCTAAAGAATTTAGTTCCGTTTTGTCATAGGCTAAAAGGTCAATTGTTTCTGGAGCAAACATATCTTCTGGTGCTCCTTCAAGAATTTCTTTTTTAATCTGTTCGTATAGTTCTGTTTTAAATATGCTAGTAACTTCTTGAGGTACTTCTGCTCCGATTGGTATGATTCTGTTTTGCATGTCTTTTACGTACAGAGCAAGACACAAGGACATAATGGCATCATCATGTTTTCTTTTTTGAGATTCGGCTCTTTTAGCAGAAGCATTATAAACAAATGTTTTTAGTTCATTGACTAATCTTCTGCTGTTAATTTTTACCGTTTTGTGAATTAGTCTTTGTTGGAGGCATTCGGTAACTGAATTTCTATTGCCGCTTCCTATTTTAATTCCCGGTTTTTTAGCTTTTGGCTCATAAAATAAATTTTCATATCCTATTTCGTGCTGTAGAGTATTGACAACAGAGCCTCCAATTGTGTTGTTTTCTACGACAATCAAAGCATTGTTGTAATATATTCCTATTTGGTTCAAAACCTGAGCCAGAATGCTTGGAGGAATTGTATTGCTGTAAAATTCGCCCACTTGTTCCATTGTGACTATATCTAAAATTTGAAAAGAACTGTTGTCGCCGTGTTCTCCTACACCTTCAGCAACATCCGTAGCGATTAGATATTCGTGTCCTTCAATTGGTTCGACCCAAATCCATAACGCTCCATTATCCCATTCTGCTCTCTTTTCATCTGTTTTATTGCACCATGTTTCGAAAAGAGTTCTTCGAGGAGCATTGTTTCTAGTGCTTTGATCTAAATCTGCAATTATGTCTGGGTGAATGTAGGTAGAACCAGACCCTAAGAACGATCTTAGAATTTCTTGTTTCCAAGAAATGCTTCCCATATTAGCTTTTGTTTTTGTTTCCCATTCTGGGGTGGCGTACTCTGGGTGCTCCCAATAATCAAGGTCAATAACTTTAAAGAAACTCTTACCAGCCTCGGCAGCATGGTATGTTTCTTCATACCAATTTCCTAGACCGTTAACTGTAGAGATAACGAACACATCTCCACCAGTAGCAACTACTGGATACATGGATTTCCAATGATCTTCCATTCCTTCGATAAACGCAGCCTCGTCGATAATGATTAAAGAAGCTGTTTTACCACGAATAGCCACAGGAGTATAAAAACAGGCTCTCGATTTGGTTTCGCCAAACACCTTTTCGTGTTTGGTGATGTTTGCATCTTTTTCCCATAGCCATTTGGGCATATTTTCCAAAGCACGGTCGATCATCAGCCCTGCTTCCATAGCTTCACGATCTGTTCTAGACAAAAGATAAATTGATTGTCCTTCAAAAAACAAACATTTCCAAAGAGCGAAGAGTGTAGCGATAGTGGTCAAACCACCTTGACGGAATTTACTAACAATACTATATTTTTCTTTTTGATAAAAATTAGCTACTCTGCGTTGATATTTGTATGTAATAAACGGAATTGTTCCGTGAACAGCGTGCAGAATTTTTACATATTTGTGGCAGAAATATTCAAAGCTGTCCATGCACTTTTCAATTTCTTCCATTTGCTGTTCTTCATCGTATTCTTCTAATTCCGCAACAGTCTCTTTAATGTCTATATCTAATTCAAGATCGGTGAATTCATAAAAATAGCTATAAAAATCCTTCCATTCTTGAGTTTCTATAATTTCTCTTGGACTATTAAATTTTTTGTAAAAGTCTTCAAATTTAATATCTTTTCCATTTTTTCCGATTGGAATTTTGAATTCAATCTTCGGTCTGCTCTTGACATTTTCTTTCGGCATAAGTATCCTAACGTATATTCAATAAATATTTATGAGGGAAAAATGCAAAAAAAGCTTATTTTTGTCGCAACTCTGCTTAGTTTGCCGCTTGCGATAATGTTTTTTGTTCGCCAAACACAACACTCACAGCCGGTTCCGATCGCTCCTACTGCTCCCGTAGTCATCAATCCGCCGCCACCGCCTCTTCCTGAGCCGCCAAAAGAATTTACTTATGAAGAAGCTCTCGCTTCCATAAATGCTGAGAGCATTAAGAAAATGGTTTACTATTTGGCAAGCGAAGAATTAGAAGGTCGCATGTCAGGCAAAAAAGGAAATGTGGTTGCTGCTGATTATTTAAAAAAAGAATACGACAGCTATGGTTTGCCGACAATGTATCATAGGTTTACAATAGATCAACTTAATTCTGGTCCGAAGAGAGAAGTAGGGGACGATTTTACCCAAAATGTATATGCATGGATTATAGGGGAAGATCAAAACCAAATAGTAGTCGTAGGGGCACACATGGATCATATCGGTTATGGACCATCTATGTCTCGATCCAGACAAATAGCTGTGCATCCTGGGGCAGATGATAATGCTTCTGGAACCGCCGCTTTATTGGCTGTCGCTAAAGCTTTTTCTATGTTAAAAGGCAAATTAAAAAGAACAATTGTATTCCAATCTTATTCTGCGGAAGAAATGGGATTAATTGGCAGCAGATTCTATTGTAATAATCCTGTGTTTCCGTTACAATCACCAAATATCAACAGTCACATCTTTATGTTAAACTACGACATGGTGGGGACACTTGGTTCTGGAGAGTGGTCTACTGGTTTTTATAGTGGAAATAGTTCGTTGGAAATCAGCAAATATATTCGTGAGTTAGATCAAAAATATTCTTTTGCTAAAGATATAACCTCTCAAGGTTCTGGTGGTAGCGATCATGCTTCGTTTTATAACAAACGAGTTCCTGTGGCGTTTTTACACACCGGATTGCACAGTAGATACCATACACCGGCAGATAAAGCAGATACTTTAAATTACGAAGGAATAGAAAAAGTAGCCAAGTATTCTTTTGAATTACTTTGGAAAGTGGTTCAAAATCAAAGCTACCCAGCGTTTAATCACGAAGGATTTAAAGAAATGGAATATACGCACGATCATGGGTCTGGCATAGAGTTCCATTCTTATCATAAACACTAAGGATTTTTATGAATTTTAATTTAATTAAAAAAGACGATTTGTGTTGGAATGAGTCTGACCAAAAATATGTTCCGCTTAGTGAAGATGAAATTGATAAAATATTAGAATCGCTATATGGAGACGGAATTACTCCTGTAGAAGTGGAAGTTGCGATTCGGGCCGTTCGATGGGCAGAAAAAGCTAGATTGGAACATTTGTTTTTACAAGGTGTTTTATCCGGCAGACTTAGAATGTATTTACCGGAAGATGAAGAAGAAGAGTTTATTTTTTATGAAGACCCAAGTTTACCAGGAGAAGAACAATGAAAACGATACAAGATTTAATTGATAATTTAAACCAAGATTTACAAAGAGAATATCAGCATTTACATTTTTACATTATTGCAGCAACAAATGTTGTTGGTTTGCATCGTGAAGAAATAAGTGAATTTTTTCAAAAGCAAGCCGCTTCTGAATTAAATCATGTAATGGAATTTAGACGACTTATTATTGGTTTAGGCGGAACGCCTACGTCGCAACCATTAATGCCTGGAGGATTTGATGGTCCTCTTGAGGTCGCGGTTCTTTTAACTGCTGCATATAATCTAGAAATGGAAGTGGTTAAGAAATACGCCGAGCGTTTAATAGAAGCCGAAACTCTACAGGACAACGGAGGTTCAGATATGGTAGAGGGCAAATATATCGAAATCTTCTTAGAAGAACAATTGTTGCATAGTCGTCAAGATGCTGATAATATTAAAGAAATGTTGAAATAACCTATTGACTTATTTCTGAAATACTCTATAATTAATTTTTAACAAAAAGGAAACTAAAATGAAACAAGAAAAAAAGTATTCTGTTGTTCGTGAAGCTCCGGTCGCTAAATTTTTATATAAGGGGAATCATTCCCATCCTGTTCAAAGAACTGTGTTGGTTATTGAGTCCAATTCTAAATATTTGAAAGGCTATGAGCTAAGAGAAGGCAAGACTCGTCGTGATTTTACTAATGCCCCGGTTAAAACTTACCGTAAAGAAAAAATAGCCACTCTTAAACAATGCCGCAAAGAAGTGCGAGCTAAGGCCAAAAAAGGACTTAATTCTACCACTTTACAAAGGGTAGGGTTGACTGATTTGCTACAAAATGGCGTTTAACGCATTGCCATAGAAAAAAATATAAAAAATACCCGTTAGAAATAACGGGTATTTTTTTTAGTTACTCTAGTAATAAATAGAGAAAGTACCAAAAAAGGATTAAAACATGTCATTTTTTCAGAACCCATTTAATTTTGATTTTAGAGGAAATTGGATTTTAGGTGATCGTCAGCAATCATTAGTTTTCGAATGCCCAAGAAATAACGGCAGAAGTGAAGAGTTGGTTATGGCATTTAATGCTGCACCATACGATTTAAGCGGAAATGATTCTGATGGTAATCCATGCGATACTCTTACGATTAAATTTACTATTGATATGGAATATAAAACATGGGCAGAAGCTACTTTTGATATAGGCGATTCTTCTACCACAACTATAGATGAAATAGTAAATTCTTTAAACGCCGATAGCAATTTTGCTAATTTTTTCGTGGCTTCAAAAGAAAAAAACCAATTATTTATCAAGCAAAAACTAGGAACTCATAGATTCAGATTTTTTATCGTAAATGGCGGGGCCGAAGAAAAATTAAGCTTTAATGCTAAAGCCGGAGTAGCAGAATTACCTACTTATTTTGATCGCCACACAGTTGGAAATTCTGATTTTCTAGATTGCAATCAATGTTTAGTTGCTTTGAATCCAGGCGTATCTGATATAGATGCTGACATAATTGATGGTGCAGTAGATTCTAAAAATGTTAGTTTAGGATATGATAGTGGTAATGTTAAAGAAGATTGGGAGTTATTGGCCGGTCGTTCTGGAATATTCCATTTCCAAAAATGCACAGTAGATGGTAGCGATAGAATTACCCAGATTATCGAATATCCAGCCGGTGCTGGCGTAGGTTCTTTGGCCAGAAAGATTAATTATGTCTATTCTGGAGGTAATTTAAAACCCACCACTATTACAGAAATCCCGTATACTTTACAAAGCGGAGATTTAATAACTCCATAATTATTAAAAAAAATGATTTTACCTTACTCTAAATAAGGTATATGGTCAAAGACCAGGAATCTCTTAAAAAAGGCAATGCATGGATAATAAACAAGCAATTCGTTTAGAAGACGGTAGAAAAGCAGAGCGTGTGGTTCGTGAAGAACTCAATGATGCTGGCGAAGCTGTAACGGTTACTGAATTATTTGTGGAGCCTAAAATAGAGAAAAAGTTAGCAAAGAGAGTTGTGGAATACACTAGACCAGTCGTTCATCGCAGAGAAGTTGAAACTGTAGATGAAGCTACAGGAGAAGTAGTTGAAAGAAAAGTTGAATCTATTGACCCTAGTGTTAAAATGGAATTGAGAGAACATGTTGTTTCTAGTCCAAAATTGGAAGCAGAATCTTATGTCACTCGCACAGAACTTAAAGACCTAATTTTGTCTCTAAAGGCAAACCCAATAGTCGTTCAGTCAACACCAACAGAAGATGCTCAGAATTTTTTTGCGGTTGAAGAACCAAAAAAAGCTCCAGAGCCAGTAAAATCTGTTCAGCAAATTATCGAAGCCAGACAGGAAGCATCGGATACGATAACTCCAACTACAATTCTACTTACGTTGTTCATAGTAGCAGAAGTAGTAGGCGGGCTAGTGATGTGGTTTTATTGGTAATAAAAGGTATTGGCAAATGTGTTCTGCATAATTTTTCTGTTTTTGAAAAAATAGAAAAGACAGAATATTAAATTCCCCACTTATCTCTTAATTCTTTAAGCCAAGAAGTTTTTTTCTTCAAAGAAGCTTCTTGGCTTATTTTTTTCTCTTCGTTTTTGGTTTTTCTTTCTTTTGTTTTGGCAACTTCATATAGTTTGTCAATGTGTTTTTGCCAATCTCCATTTGGATTATATGAAGACAATTCTCCTGCTGTTTCTTCATATACCAAAAAGCCTTTAAAGTTTACTGTGATTTTTCCTTCTTCTGATATGCATTTGATTTCCAAATGAATTCCTCTTCCTAATCCATCAAAAAACCAACCCAAATGTTCTGTGTTGGAATATTCTTTATTTAGTTTTCTGCTCCATGTCGGGTCCACATCTCCAGGCTCTTCTAGTGTGTGACCCCCCATTGTGAAATGAACTGATCTAATTTGTTCTTCTTCGTCTTGATCTAAATTTAAATAATCAGTCATTTCGTTGCTGGAAAAATATTGTCCGCCTGAATGTTCGGCAATAATAGGGTCTCCTAAATTTTTTGCAATACATCCTAATTTTCCATTAAATCCCATTAAATTATTTTTAGTGGCCTCTATGGTTCTTTGTTCTTGTATTCTACTGGCAGGATTTTTTTGCGGGTCAGACATATTTTCCTTTTTATTAGATTATATAGTATAGGAGTTAATATGAAAAA